CGGTCGTTCAGCGCGAGCTGCTGATCCTTCTGGGCGCGGCTCAAGTCATCGTCGGCTTGGATGGCACGGGCATTTGACCGGCGCTCGATCTCGATGCGGTCGGCTTCGACAGCTCGACGGGCCTCCGCTGTCCCGATCGCGTCGGCTTCCGCCTGCTTGATGGCAAGCTGGCCGCGTTCGATGTCGTCCTGGAAGCGGCGGGCGATTGCGTCGGTGTCGATAGTGACGGCTGCGCTGCGACCGGATGTGGAGGGCTTGTTCCCGCTGGTGGCAGGCGGTGGCGCCGAAGGTGGCGTCGGAGGAGCATTTTGAGCGTCCCGGCGAGCCCGGTCCAGCTCGGCCTGGTCTGCTTCAGCCTGGCGCAGCGCTGCTTGCGCCTGATCCGCGGCTTGCTGGGCACGATTGCGGCCGCCGCGATAGCGATTGTCGGCGCGTTCCTGGATCGGCACCACCACGGTCTCGGTGACAGTGCGACGAGCCCGGCTCGTGCCTACGCGCTCGGTGCGCGAACGCTGGACTTCCTGCTGTCCGCGCTGAGCCAGATCAAGCTGACGCTGCGCCTGCGCGCGCTGGGCTGCGATCTCGGCTGCTGCGTGCTGATATGCGGCATCTGCTGCCTCCCGGTGTGCCTGCGCCAGGGTGCGGACATTGCCGGCGGTTTGCAGGGATGGGTCAGCATTGAGCCGGTCGTTCAGGTCCTGCTGGAAGCGGGCCGCAACCCCGGCAGCTTCGCCCATGTTGCGGGTCGCCGCTTCGGCCTCGGTGGAGCGGAGTGCGAGATAGCCGATGCCGAGCGTCAGCGTCGTCACAGCCAGGCCGACAGGACCGCCGAAAGCAGCCAGCATGGAAGCGCCCGACGCTCGGCTGGCGAAAGCCAAGGCCTCCATTGTCGTGGCAGCGCCGGCAGCGCGCGCCTGAAGCGCAAAGATGGCCGATGATGCACCGGTGATCGACGCAGCTCCAGCCACCATGCTGGCAGCGAAACGCCCAGTCATGAACACGGCCAGCACGGTCACCGCAGCCATTACCTTGTCGATGTTGTCGCCCAGCGCCTGGATGCCCTGCGCCAGTCCGGCCGCGACACCGCTGGCAGATGCAGCCGAGCCGATATACTCGACTAGCCGGTTGTTCAGCGCTGTGAATGCGCCTTCCAGCGTCAGGGTTGCGGTTGACGCCTTGCCTTCGATTACGCCGGCCCCATCCAGGATTGCGCGGAAGAACTCCTGCGACGTAACCGTGCCGTCATAGACAGCCTTCCGGAGCGTTTGGACCGAGCCGCCATACTTGTCGGAAGCTGCGGCCGCCTCCAGCAGCGGGCGCAAACCGCCTTCGTTGATCTGTGCCCATTCTTCGGCCTGCAGCTTGCCGTTGCCGAACGCCTGCACTAGGCCGACCACGGCGCCGGATGCCTCCGTGGAGCTCTTGCCGGTGACGATCAGCGACTGCGCCACCGCCTCGTTGATCTTAAGCACGTCCGACTGGCTGGCGCCCAGCTCACCGCTTACTTGGGACAGGTTGCCGTAGAGGTCTGCCAGCGTGTTGATGCTGACGCCATACCGGCCGCCCAGATCCAGCAGGCGGGATTGAACATCAAGCAGCCCCTCGCCTTCAAGACCGGCAACCTTCAGGCTGTTCTGCAGGCGGGTGAAGCTGTCAGACAGACCCATGACCTGGCTGACGGAGAAGGCCGCAGCCAGACCGCCTGCCATCGAGCGGAAGGATGCGCCGATCGCCCCGCTGTTCGACTCGATGCGGCGGCGCAAATCATCGTTGGCGCGCTGCATGCGGTCGCCCTCGGTGACGAACTGCCGGCGCGCGTCGCGCATGGATCGCTCCAGCCGGTCAGTGCGGGCGATCACGTCAAGAATGAGCGGGTCTAGGTCAGACATCAATTTACCTTTGGCGGAACTTGCGGATGGCGCGGTTCACGGCCTTTGCTGCCTTGGCACGGACGTCAGCGCGGGTGGCGTCACGCGCCATCTGCAGAAATGGCCTGGAACCCATGCGCGAAGTGCCGTCGTGGACGGCCGCAGCGTACGGCGCATTCACGGATATTCTTGCGACCAGCGGCGCCGGCTGGCTGATCTCATGGCTGTCGGCGAGCACATGTGTGTCCGCGTTGGGATAGCCGCCGACGGGGCCCGGGACGTGGTTCTTGCCGGATACCGCGCCTGTCGTGATGCCGATCTGGCTTTCGACCACAACGCTGTCCGCGATGGCGTACATATCGCGCGATACCTCCCGGACGATTTGATCCGCTAGGCGGTCGAAGTCGCGCGGTCCTGCCATCAGCTGTCCGCGGCGGCCGGGGGCACGGGCTGCATCGACGAGGCGCCCGCTTCGTTCGCGCGCGCTGGTCGACCGTGGATAGCGGCGTGCAGGATCAGGAAAGCGAGGTTCCAGCTTTCCTCTACGGGTGCCGGCGCGAGATAGGTGGCGATCAGTTCTTCAGCACGGCGCGGCGTGACCTTGACCTGTTCACCCCCGACCAGTCCCATTCCGCCGCCGATCAGCGCCAGCCGCACCGTCTCACGGCAGTCGGTGATCGTGGCCTGACCTTCGACCGAGAACCCGACTTGCTTGCCATCGAGCTCGTAGCGGCCCTTCGCCACCCGCCCGTAGACGGCGAACAGGCCGCAGGGCTGGCGATCGCCGTTCCGATCGACGAACCCGCACTTGCGCTCGATCTCGCAGACATGCGGCATGTCGAGAAACAGCCGGTAGGTACCATCGAAGGCGTCGACCCACACGTCGGTGCGCAGGGCGGGAGTGGTCTTGTCAGCGGACATTGCGGTTCTCCTGGGCGCGGCGTGCGCGGTTTGCTTCGGTGGCGGCCTTGGTAAGAGCCAGTTGTTCCCGGCGGGCCGCGTCCATCCGCTCCGCGCCGATGGCTCTGCGCCACGCCAGCACCGTCGAACGGCCCCAGATGTTCTCCACCCGGCGCCATCCGTGGGCAGCGAACTTGGGCAGGAACTCAGGCGCGATCGGCTTTGCGGCGCTGGTGGGCAGGATGCGACGCTTAGCCATTGTCGGGCTCGTCCTCGTCGATGATGCCGAAGCCATTGGCGGCCGCGATCTCAATCAGGTCGAACGCCATCTGGCGCGCCTCTGGCGTCGCGCGGTTCCAGGCTCGCAGCACCTGCGTGCACAGGGTGCTGGTCACGTCCTCATCGTCCCAGCGCTCGCCGATTGCATAGCGGTGCTGGGCCACAACCTCGCGCATGGCGCGGACCGGCAGTTGCTCTTGCAGAGCCAGCTCCAGCGCCGGCAAGGCTTGTTCATCCGCTAGGGTGCTCAGCGCGGCATGATGTTCGAACGACAGGGCGGAGACACGCAAGTGCGGCGGGAAGCGGGTTGCTGCGCGGATGGCTTCCTTGGTGCGGGCTGCGGAGATGCCCAGCTTGAGACTGAGAGCCTTCGTCTGGCCGGGGCTCAAATTGCCGTCGCGCTTCGCTTGAGCGAGAGAGTCAGCCAACTGCCAGTCTGCGGCGATCCGGCGCTGCGCAAGCTCGCGAGCATTGCATTGCCAATCCGGTGCCAGGGCGGTTTCGTCCGTCATGGCGAAGACGGTAACGAGGGTGCGGCGTCGTTTTACCGCTGTTGCCGAAGGCCGAACCTTTGTTCCGGATTGACGCGCCCCTAGGGAAAGCACGTGATTGCTGCGGGAAGGTGAGCAGCGCTATGCCCGCGTTCCATTTTTGGGGGGGAAGATCATGAGAATAGGCATGTTTGCCGTCGCTATCGCGGCGGTTGCTCTGCAGGGATGCGCCTGGTCCGCCGAAGGACTTGGGCGCTCGAAGATCGAAGATACCTACACTAGCACCAAGCCTGCATCGGAAGTCGCTGGCTGCGTCTCTTCGCGCCTAATGGGCTCCAACCCGGCGTTTCAGGAAGGCGAGGGGCACTGGGTTGTCGTCCGCAACAATGGATATGGCATTCCGATCGTCCGCTTCGACATCGTCCAGCAGCCCTCCGGTGGCTCGGTCATCGAGTTCCGTCGCAGCGTGGCGATGATGTCTGGCGAGGAAAAGGCTGCTTCCTGCTACTGAGCGGAAAGAGGATGTCCTCAATTTTGAGGGCATCCTCAGAGGCTGGTCGGAGCCTGTCGACGAGATTGTCGCCTCACCAAGCCAAGAAGTCGTAATTATAGGTGGCTTTGGTCGATAGCTCCGTCAAAGCCCACACCAGCGCGTCCGCGCGGTCGGGCGAACCTTCGCCGACGTAGCCGGCACCGGTCATGGAGCACATCTGCTCCTCCATTTTCTCGAACTCGCCGCAGTGGCTGACCTTGCCCTGCTCGTACAGCGCGGCGATCGGCTCGGCGCGGACGATCTTGCCGCGGGAAGCGGTCACCAGCTTTATCGGTAGGTGACGAGACGCGGTGCGCAGGACTGCCTCCACCATGGCGCCGCCAAAGTTCTTCTCGGCCACGACGCGGTCGCCTTCCCACCGCTCATAGGCCGCCGCGACCCGCTTGGCCCAGCCATCAGGTGACAGGTTGCAGCTTGCATCCTGCAGGACATAGAACCGGTCGTCCTTGCCCTTGCCGGCCACGACAATCCCAATGTCGTCACCAGAGCCGCCGCCCGACGTGCCGGAAGGGTCAACAGCCACGACCACGCGCTTTAGATCGGGAATGGATCGCTGCCGGCACGCGTCCAGCATCTCCGTCGTCCACAACGCGCCCTGCACATCCTCCAGCAGCTCCGCGAATAGCTCCTGCCTGCCAAGCCGCGTGCCCTCATAGCGGTCGCGCAGGTGGGCCAGCGTTCCAGCCGGCAGATTGTCCGAGTTGTCGAAGGTGCTGCCCCGCGTAACCATCGCTCCGGCGGTGCGCACGATGCGCCGGATCAGCGGCGTCGGCTTGGGCGTCGTGGTCGCGATCACCTGCGGATTGGCGCCCAGCCGCAGACCGAACAGCATCTGGTCCCATGCGGATGGATCTGGCCAGGCGGCCACCTCGTCGCCCCATGCGCGATGGTGCTGCGGGCCGCGCAGGCGTTCCGGCTCGGTGGCGCTGAACAGCTTGAACCGGGTCTCGTTCCACAGCACCAGCTCGCCCAGGCT